TTGCCTCAGCAAATACAAATGACTTCGAGATTGGTGAGTTCGTACATCAATGGACTGGCTCATTGGATAGTCTCGGCGCCAATATAGATATAATTGGTAAAGTTGCTGGATATGAAATAGTTGATACGGAAAATTATACACTAACATTGGTATCTCCACATCAAAGTACAAATGGTGATGGAACATTCATGGAACATGCAGTACATGCAACACGCTTACTTGTAGGTCAAACATCTGGTGCTTCAAGAGAAATTACTGTTAACTTAACAGGCACAACGAAGACTGAATATAATAGAGATGAATATGCTGACAACGATGATTTCGAATTTGAAGGTGATGATGTTATAGACTTTACTGAAACTAATCCGTTTGGAGATCCATAATGTTTGAAAATCATTGGTATAATCAATCAACCCGTAGAATGGTATCAGTATTTGGATCTTTATTTAATGATCTAGAGGTAATGAAATACCAGAGTGGTAAGATAACAGGTAAAATTAAAGTACCTCTTGCTTATGCACCACGATCTAAAGTTCTTGCACGTTTAATGGAACAGGGTGGTGATCCTAAGGTAGCAATTAAATTACCACGTATGTCATTTGAAATATCCTCTATGGAGTATGATGCGAATGCACGTGTATCTAAACATAAGAGTTATACAAAGACTATTGTAGGTGATACGTTACAACTAAATAAATTAGGTGCACCAGCTGTATACAAGGTTGGATTCGAATTAAATATACTTGCAGCAACACAGGATGAGGGCCTGCAAATATTAGAACAAATACTGCCAATGTTCCAACCAGAATATACAGTAACCGTAAAAGATATTCCAACTATGGATATCACAACTGACACTCCTATTATATTGGAGAGTGTCGATCTAAATGATGATTATGAGGGTGATTTAGTTACGAGGAGAGCTATTGTTTATACATTATCTTTCTCAACTCGTATTCGTTATTATAGAGGAACCGGTAAGAGCAAACAAATTCTGTATACAGATGTTGATTATTCAGAGAACGTTGATCCTACAACTCATAAGTTTGAGACACAATCAGTAGATGGTACCACCGCGGCACCTTACACTGAAACGATTAACTTTTTTGATACTGACGTATAGGAGAATACAATGGCACATGAATTTCAAGCACAATTAGTAAGAGTCGTTGATGGTGATACCATTGATGCAGACATAGAATTAGGATTTAATATATTCATGAGGGATCGCATCCGTTTAATGGGTATAGATACACCTGAGAGTAGAACAAGAAACCTACAAGAGAAATCTTGGGGTATGGCTTCTAAGCACAGGCTAATAGAATTATTGGCAGAAACTGATGGTGCATTTACTTTGCATACAGCAGAAATGAAAAAAGGAAAGTTTGGAAGAGTATTAGGTACGATTATGGTTAACGGTAAAGATGCTAACCAAGTACTAATAGATGAAAAACTTGCTATCCCTTACATGGGCGGTAATAAAGATGAGAGCCGTGCACAGTATGGAGTAGTAGACTTATGGAATACAGATTATGAAAACCCACAGGAACACGACGATGACCATGAACATGGCGACGAACCAGAAGGGATTGACTGGCACGCAGAGTAAAGTCGACGACGATTACGAACGTGTAAGAAGAGACTTATTTGATTTAGCGGGACAAGGTGACGAAGCGATAGAGCTTATGTTAGAACTTGCCCGCGAGTCAGAACACCCAAGAGCGTTCGAAGTTCTTGGAATGCTAATCAAACAAAACGCTGAGATAGGCGAAAAGATTCTAAAGCTTCATAAGACAAAGAAAGAAGTCGATAAGGTTGAAGACGGTACACCTGCAATTGCAGGACCAACAAACAATAATGTATTCATAGGCTCTACGGCTGAACTGCAGAAAATGTTACGTGATGAAGCAGTGATTGAAGTAGAGTCGGATTTATTTAAAGATGAATAGAGAAACTAATTACCTCGGCAACCCTAATGTAAGGGGGGCTGATGTAGAACACCCATGGACTAAAGACGAACTCATTGAATATAAGAAGTGTTTAGATGATCCTAAATATTTTGCGCGAGAGTATTGTAAAGTAATCCACCTCGACAAAGGCTTAATACCCTTTGACCTATACCCGTATCAAGAAAAAATGTTTGATTCATTTACGAGTCATCGATTTAATATAGTACTTGCATGTCGTCAGAGTGGAAAGTCTATTGCTGTTGTAGCCTATCTATTGTGGTATGTTATATTTAAAGGTGAACAAGTTGTAGGTATTCTAGCTAATAAGAATGCTATTGCTCGAGAAATGTTATCACGTATTACACTCATGCTAGAGAATCTACCATTCTTTTTACAACCAGGATGCACTACACTTAATAAAGGATCTATTGGATTCTCTAATAATAGTAGAATCATCGCTGCTGCCACAAGTTCAAGCTCTATTCGTGGTATGTCACTTAACTTAGTGTACCTCGATGAGTTTGCATTCGTAGAGAATGCTGCTGAATTTTATACATCCACCTATCCGGTTATATCATCTGGTAAAACATCTAAGATCATCATCACATCCACGGCTAATGGTATTGGTAATATGTATCATAAACTATATGAAGGTTCAATACAAGGAACAAATGAATTTACACCGACTCGTGTAGACTGGTGGGACGTGCCAGGAAGAGATGAGAAGTGGAAATCTATGACTATTGAAAATACATCTCAGTTACAGTTTGATCAGGAATTTGGCAACTCATTCCACGGCACAGGTAATACACTAATTACAGCTGATATACTATTAGCTTTGAGAGCTACTAATCCTACAGAATACTTAAACAATGTAAAGATTTTTGATCAGCCTGAGGAAGGCCACACATATCAGATGTTTGTGGATGTAAGTCGTGGAAGAGGACAAGACTATTCCACGTTTACTATTATAGATGTATCTCAAAATCCATTTGTGCAAGTGTGTACCTATAGAGATAACATGATTAGTCCACTATTATTCCCTGATTTATTATATAAGTATGCTACACACTATAACGAATGTTATGTGGTGGTTGAAAGTAATGATGCTGGTCAGGTTGTATGTAATGGCTTATACTATGATTTAGAATATGAGAATGTATTTGTTGAATCTATGATTAAAGCAAATGCAATTGGTGTCACAATGACAGCTAAAACTAAACGTATAGGCTGTTCAAACATAAGAGATATCATGCAACAAAAGAAATTACATATAAAAGATGAAGAAACTATTAGGGAGATGAGCACATTTGTAGCGAAAGGGTCATCTTACCAAGCAGATCATAACTCACATGATGATCTTATGATGAATTTAGTGATGTTCGGATGGTTTACATCTACTCCATTCTTTGCAGAATCAACAGATGTAGATATGAAACACATGCTGTATAAAGATAAGGTTGCACAAATGATGGATGAAGTTATTCCTGTTGGACATATGCCACAACAAGAAGATAGTAATCATCCATTCGGAGAAGGGTGGGAAACCTATAGATTTAAATAAGTATAAATAAGTATATTGAGAAAAATCGTATTATGAAAATCTTATTAATAACATGAAGGAGTTTAGATGGCTAATCTAGTTTCGCCTGGAGTACAGGTAAAAGAAATCGATTTGACCAATGTTGTTCCGTCAGTATCATCAACAATAGGAGCTATGGCCGGTGCGTTTGCCTGGGGTCCTGTTAATGAGGTTGTTACTGTATCATCGGAAACACAATTGGTTGAAAAGTTTGGCAAGTCAGATGCGAACACATTCGAAAGTGTTCTAACGGCAAGTCAATTCTTAAGCTATGGCAACAATTTAAAAGTAGTCAGAGCAGTTGGATCAGCAGCACGTAACGCTACGGCGTCAGGTACTGGTATCCTAACACAAAACAAGGCCGTATTTGACGGTCAAACACCTGCAGCAGCGGACTGGGCTCAAGCTCGATACCCTGGTGTTACAGGTAACGCAGTAGGAGTTTCGGTTCTTACAGCAACACAAACAGGTACAGCATGGCAATTAAGCAATGTTGAAGGAGCGCCAGGAACATCTGCGGGAGCAGCTGCAGTCGGTGGTTCTAATGATGAAATTCACATATGGGTATATGACGTAAATGGTTCTATTACAGGTACAGCTGGTACAGTACTTGAAACTTGGACTTACTTGTCACAAGCAAGTGATGTTAAATCATCAGACGGAACTTCATTATATTACAAAGATGTAATTAATTCTGGTTCTAACTGGGTATTTATTGGAAATCATGCTGCAGCTTTGACAGATGCAGGAGATTCAGCGGTTAGTAATGCATTTACTACCGTAGCAACATTCTTTATCGCCTTAACTGGTGGTATTGATGCTAATACATTAACTGTAGGTGAGACTACTACAGCTTTAGCGTACTTTGCAGATGCAGAAACAATAGATGTTAACTTAGTGTTTCAATCAAACTCTTCATTGAGTTCGGGTGATACTATTACACTAAGTAATTATATAACTGCTTTAACGGCAGCAAGAAAAGATGCGGTTGGCTTTGTCTCACCAGAGAGAACGGCAACAGTAAACGCAGCAGCACCAGCTACATCAGTAGCTACATGGAGAACAGGTTGTACTTCAACGTCTTACGGCTTTGCGGATTCAAGTTCTTTATATGTGTATGACAAATACAATGATGTATATCGTTGGATTGCAGCGGCAGGATCTACAGCAGGACTAACGGCTAACGCTGATTTAGTTGCTGATGCATGGTTCTCACCAGCTGGTTTTACACGTGGTAATGTTCGTAACGTTACTAAACTAGCATGGAATCCTAACCAAGCATCTAGAGATGCATTGTACAAGACAGGTGTAAACCCTATTGTAACTTTCCCTGGTCAAGGAACTGTTCTATTTGGTGACAAAACTCTACAAAGTAAACCTTCAGCGTTCGATAGAATTAACGTTCGTAGATTGTTTATCGTGTTAGAGAAAGCTGTTAGCACAGCATCTAAAGCATCATTATTCGAATTTAATGATGAATTTACAAGGGCTCAATTCAGAAATATGGTTGAACCTTTCTTACGTGATGTTAAGGGTCGTAGAGGTATTACGGACTTTAAAGTAGTTTGTGACGGAACCAATAACACTGGTAACATTATCGATACTAATAAGTTTGTTGCTGACATTTATGTCAAGCCTGCACGTTCTATTAACTATATCACCCTTAACTTTATTGCCACAAGAACTGGCGTAGAGTTTAGTGAAATTGCAGGAGGTAATTAAAGATGGCTATTTTAGGCGTAGATGATATGAAAGCCAAGTTAATTGGTGGTGGTGCTAGACCTAATTTATTCAAAGTAACAATGGCTTTCCCAAGTTATGTTACAGCGAATGTGGAATTAGCATCTTACATGTGTAAAGCATCCTCGATGCCAGCATCTCAAATAACACCTATTGAAGTTCCATTCAGAGGTCGTCAATTAAAGATTGCGGGTGACAGAACGTTTGATCCATGGTCGGTTACTATAATTAACGATACGGACTTTAATGTACGTAATTCATTTGAACAGTGGATGAACGGTATTAATCAGCATGAGAACAACACTGGTTTAACCCAGCCTAGTTCTTATATGGCTGATATGATCGTTGAGCAACTGGACAAAGATGGTACAACTAAGAAGACTTATAACATTCGTGGTACATTTCCAACTAACTTAGGTGCAATTGAACTAAGTTATGAAAGTGGTGATACTATTGAAGAGTTTGAAGTTGAGATGCAAGTTCAGTATTGGGAGTCTGATAAGACAACGTAAATCATCGGTATAACATTAAGGAGTGCCTTCGGGCACTCTTTTCTAAGTGTTATAAATAATATTTAGAAAAGAGTGAATTAAAGGAATAACAATTATATATGGCAGAAGATAACGGTAGATCACTATTCGGTTGGCAGTTTAAACGGAAAGGGATTGATAGCAATAAGAAAGCAGTATCGTTCGCATCAGATAACGAGGATGGTGCGTATGAAATATCCCCAACAGGTGGATATTTTGGTCAGTACATGGATGTACATGGTGATAAGTTTCAAAACGATAAAGATCTAATTATGAAATATCGTTCGGTAGCTAACTATCCTGAAGTGGATATGGCTATTGAAGATATATGTAATGAAGCAATCACTGATGAGAATGGAGTTATAGCTAAATTAAATCTTGACATGCTAGAACAATCTGATCAAGTTAAACAACTTATTCAAGATGAATTCGATAGAATTCTTAGTCTAACTAACTTCTCTAATACAGCATACGATACATTTAGACGTTGGTATGTTGATGGACGCCTATTTTATCATTGTATTATCAATGAGAATAAAACTGACGCTGGTATATTAGAGCTAAGACAAATTGACCCAACAAAGATTCGTAAGGTAAAAGAAACTGAGAAGATTAAAGACCCTAAGACTGGGGCTGAGCTTACACGTGAAGTAAATGAATACTACCTATATCAAGATGATCAAATGACACAATCTGGTGAAGGATTACGTATTAATCCTGATGCTATTATCCAGGTAAACTCAGGTCTACTCAACGAAGAACGTAATAAGGTTATTGGCTACTTAAATAAAGCACTTAAACCTTTAAACCAATTAAGTATGATGGAAGACTCACTAGTCATCTATCGTATATCAAGAGCACCTGAACGTCGTATATTTTATATTGACGTTGGTAACTTACCTAAGCAGAAAGCTGAAGAATATCTAAATAATACCATGAATAAGTATCGTAATAAGATCGTATACGATCCTACTACCGGTAATCTTAAAGATGAGAAGGTTCATCGTAATATTATGGAAGACTTCTGGTTACCACGTAGAGAAGGTGGTCGTGGTACTGAAATTGATACTCTTCCAGGTGGACAAAACCTTGGTGAGATTGAAGACGTACAGTACTTCCAAAACAAATTATACAGGGCTTTAAATATCCCTATGAGCAGACTATCTGAATCTGATGCATTTTCAGTAGGACGCTCTTCCGAAATTACACGTGACGAACTTAAATTTCAAAAGTTTATAGATCGTTGCCGTAATAAGTTCTCAACATTATTCTATGAAGCACTTAAAAGGCAGTTAATCCTTAAAAAGATTATTGTGCCAAGTGACTGGGTAAACATCCGTGAAGAAATTGTTGTTGAGTACTCTAGAGATAACTACTATTCAGAATTGAAAGATGCAGAGATCCTAAAAGAAAGAATCGAAACAGTTCAGATGATGGACGAATATATTGGTACATTCTGGTCTAAGGAATGGGTACGTCGAAATATTCTTAAGTTAACTGATGATGAGATTAAAGATATTGCTAAGCAGAACGTTGATGATCCTGTTACTCCGGATGACTTCAACCCTGATTTGGCACGTGGTACGATCTAATTAAAGGTCGTATTACAAAAAGTTTACTGGAAATAAACATTTTTATAAATATTATACAGAGAGATTATGACAACAAGAAATTTAATTGACAATATAAAGACGGGCGATGCGCAAACGAGCAACAATACTTTTAATAGTATTATGCATGATAAATTAATAAACGCATTGGATAATCATAAACAAGAAGTTGCTTCTAAAATGTATGGAGCATCTGATGACGCTCCTGCGGTTGAAGAACCTGCTGCGGAGACGGAAGTCGAAGTAACAGGAGAACAAGAAGCAGATGCTGACGTTTAAGGAATCATTTAATGAAGTAGTAGAAGCTAAATTAAACCTCCCAAAAGGTGAAAAGGTAACCAAGGAATTAACCAAGCTTGGAAAGAAGAAAAACGTAACTGCGGTTATTACCAGCAAGTTTAATCTATATATTGATGGCGTAAAGCTTGACAAGTATAAAGATCAAGCTAGTGCTGAAAAAGCAGTGAAGGAATTCATCAAATTAATGGGAGCGTAAATGAAGTTAATTACAGAATATATTCAGCACAATATTGGCTACTCTATACAAGAAGCTAAGGATGGCACAAAACAAACCTTTATAGAAGGTGTGTTTATGCAAGCTGAGAATAAGAACAAGAATGGTAGAATTTATACCAGAGAAGTTCTTACAAAGGCCGTTGACAGATTTGTCAATGAGCAAGTTATTACAGGTCGTGCAGTTGGTGAGTTGAATCACCCTGATGGGCCTTCCATTAATTTGGATAAAGTTTCTCACAGAATTACTGAACTTAAATGGGACGGTAATAATGTGATGGGAAAAGCACTAATATTGAATACTCCTATGGGGCAGATTGTAAAAGGTTTGGTCGAAGGTGGCGTTCAACTAGGAGTGTCTAGTCGTGGTATGGGAAGCCTTGAAATGAGAAATGGTGTCAACCATGTAGCAGATGATTTTCTGCTGAATACAGTTGATATCGTACAAGATCCTTCTGCCCCTAATGCTTATGTAAATGGCATTATGGAAGGAGTTTCTTATGAGCAGGATAGACCTGGTCATTTTGTCAAGGTAATTGAAAAAGGTGAGACAGAAGTGAAAGAATCTAAAGTAAGTTTCTCGGAAGAGCAACAAACTAAAGGTTTTGAGCATTTCCTCTCTAAACTATAATCTCTATAGGAGAAAATAATGTCTGAATTAAAAGACGATATTGCTGAGGTTATTGTAGAGGATACGCAAGTGGAAGCAACAGAAGTCGTAGAGACTGCTGAAGCACCTCTTACGGAAGCTCGTACAGTATCAGCAATACAAGCATCTATGGCAGGAATGTCTAAAGATGGCCTTGACGCGATCTTCGAAGCAGCGAAAAAAGCAGAAGCGAAAGCTAAAGTGGAAGACGATGAAGAAGAAGAGGACGATGAAGGTGATGAAGATGAAGGTGATATAAAAGAAGGTGGTAAAGCTAAGAAAGAGTCTAAGAAATCTAAGACTGAAGCTGATGACCCTAAAGCAGATACACTTAAGAAGAAAAAAGTGAAAGCTGATGACGGTTCTGAAGGTGATGTAGTCGAGAAGAAATTTAAAGAAGATGTTGAAGCGTTAATTAAAGACGAAGATACATTATCTGAAGGTTTCAAAGCGAAAGCTGAGACTATTTTTGAAGCAGCACTAAGTTCTAAAATCATTTCTGAAACAGCAAAATTAGAAGAGCGTTATGCATCTGATCTAGCTGGTGAAGTTGAAGCTATTAAAGAAGATTTGGTTGATAAGGTTGACGGTTACTTAACATATGTAGTCGAAAACTGGATGAAGGATAACGAAGTTGCGATTGAGCATTCTTTGAAATCTGAAGTCACAGAATCATTTATTGATTCTCTAGGTCAGTTATTTGCTGAACATCACATCAATGTGCCTACAGATAAAGGAGACATCTTAGATGCTCTATCTGAAGAAGCAAAAGATGCGAAGTCGCAGTTAAATGATGCAACTGCAAATGCGATGGATCTTGCTGAGAAAGTTAAAGCTTTCGAACGTAAAGATATCGTTGCTGAAGCATGTAAAGGCTTAGCAGCAACTGAAGAAGCAAAACTACGTGAATTAACTGAAGCTGTTGAAGCTGATGATAACACAAGTTATGCAGCTAAAGTAGCAACAATTAAGGAATCTTACCTTAGTAAAGATACCACAGTAGAAGCAACTCCGGAAGTTGATGCGATCACTGAGGAAACACAAGAAACACAAGTAGTATCTGATCAAATGCAGAAATACTTGAGCGCAATGACGCGTACTTAATTCCAATTAGGAGAATATAAATGGAAATTAATCAACAAGTTTTACAGGAAAAATGGGCTCCTGTACTTGATTCACAAGAAGCTGGCAAAATCGGTGACGCGCATAGACGTCGTGTTACTGCTGTCGTTCTTGAGAACTCAGAAAAAGCCTTTGCAGAAGAGAATCAGTTAACTGAAGCTGCTGCAGCCAACATGAGCAATGGAACTGGTGTAAGTAACTGGGATCCAGTTCTTATTTCGTTGGTAAGACGTGCGACTCCTGCAATGTTAGCGTTTGATCTAGTTGGCGTACAGCCAATGACTGGACCAACTGGCCTAATCTTTGCAATGAAATCGCGTTATTCAACTCAAGGTGGTACTGAAGCATTATTTGCAGAATCTGATACTGGATTCTCTGGTGCTGCTAACGGTTCTACTACTGATAGCAACGATCCATTTGCTGGTGATACTGATACACCTACTGATGTAGATGACTACACTCCAGGTTCTGGTAACTCTTTGGCAACTGCTGAAGCTCAAGGTACTGCGAGTTCACCTGCAATACCTGAAATGGCGTTCTCAATCGATAAGACTACTGTGACTGCAAAGTCTCGTGCTCTTAAAGCTGAGTATACTACTGAATTAGCACAAGAC